GCGGTACTGGCCCACGATGCCGTCAAGGTTGATGTAGAGCGGATCAAAGGGCCGGACCGGCACCAGCTCGGGTTCAAGCTGCAGCGACAGGCCGGCACGATTGGCGAGCCGGAGACGGTTCTGGATCCTGGCGAACCGCAGCACCTGCCCATTGATGGTCTCACCGACGGGAATGTATTTGGCCAGGATCGGATCGTAGACGTAGTAATCGGCGAAGGCATAAGGCAAGCTGTAGCCCACCTCGCGCTTGTCAGTTTCCTGCCCGGCTTGGATCTTCACCTTTGCCTTGACGGTGTCTTGAGTGCGGAACTTCTCGGCCAGCAGCTGATCCGGGTCGGGTCGCGCCTGGTCTGGTGGTGCGATCTGTTCGGCTTCGGCGGTGCTGACCTCCTGGCTGTTCTGCAGCTCGACGGAATCAATCGCCAGCCCGCGCAGCATGGCTGTGGCCAAGGCGACCACCTCAGAGTAAGCACTGGCATCCTCGGCCTGCCTGGCGATGGCCTGCTGTCCCTCCTGGGTGTGCAATGGCAACTTCTCGACGGTCCGTTTGGTCTTGCTGTACTTGATGACCAGCCCATCGTCCGTCGTGGCTTCCCACTTGGCATAGTCCGTGGTCGTGCGCTCGGCTAGATAGGCAGGCGTTAGGCGTGGGTTGTAGATGGTCTGGCCGCCGCTGACGTCGTAGGTGTAGCGGATGGCTGATTTGCCAATGCTGACGACTTCCGGTTCGTAGCGTTCCTGCACCTGCCGAATGAGAGTGCCGTTGTTGTCGTACTCGTACCGCTCAATGGTCTCCACCAGTAACGGATAAGAGCCAGAAACGGAGCCGTTGTAGAACTCAAGCGCCTCCTTGAAGTAGGACCCGTTAGCCACGGGTGCATAAGTGCGCTCGGTGGTGGTGCGCTTAGCGACTCGGTTGTTTTCGTCGTACTCGGTTCTGGTGTAGACGAATGGCACGTAGTTCAAGAAATAGGTGGCCTTCGTCGTAGCAGGTGGCGCCGGGTTCCAGACGATCTCCAGCCGTTGGAGCCCACCAATGGACTCGTCATAGGTCCACAACACCCGCGACGGTGGCAGATCTGGCGGCTGGGTGGGATCGTCCGGCGGCTCAGGTGTATCCGGCGGGCCTGGCGGATCCTGCGGGCTGCCCTCGTCGATGCTGTCTTCACCGGCCTGGATCGAACCGGGGGCGAAGGTGTAGTTAGGCGTTGTCACGTCGACGGTTTCACCACCCAGCTCACCGACCGCGATGGGTTCCATGGCGATGACTTCATCACGGCCGATGACGGGACCGGTGCCAGAGTCGTCGGTCAGGTTGCGCAGGACCAGCTGTTCGGACTCGTTGAGGTAGCCGATGTAAGCGGCGCTCTTCAGGATCTCGTCGATCATGCCGACGTAGGTGGTGTCGGCCTCGAACTTGGACCCGTTGAACCGCACCGCAAACGGCAAGGCTGCAGCAGCCGTGACGCCAAGTGCAGTCAGGCAGGTATTGATCACATAGTTGACCGCGATGCTCTGCGGGATGTAGCCGCGATCCTGAACGCGGATGGGATTCGTCGGGTCCGCTGCAGCGCTGACCGCGATCGTGGGTAGCTTGCGGCCGGTGTCCTTCTGGTAGTCGCGCTTCTTGTAGTCCTTCAGGTAGGTCAGCTTGCAGCCCAGCTCAATCTGCGTCTGGCGGGTGAAGGGATCCGCGAACGATGACAGCACCCGCAGGCGACGGGGGAAGCGCGAGAGCCAGCCGTTTTTCTGATAGGCAAAGTCCACCACCTGCCCCAAGGTTGGCTGGTAGATGCCGTCGAGCGTGACCGATCCGCGGCAGTAGATCAGCCCGTTGCCTTGCACATAGGAATCTGACAGGCTGCCTTCGATGATCGGGCCGAGGTTACAGAAGACGTTGGCGCGGATGTCAATCGTCATCGGACCAGTGCCTGCGTCAGGTTCACGGTGTAGCGGGTGGCCTTGGCTCCACCGTCGATGATGACTTCTCCTGTGGCCTCAGGCGGGCTGATGGGCCAGTAGGTGCCGGCTGCTGGGGTCGTCTGCACGATGGCCTCGTACCACGTCTGCAGGGCCGACCAGCCGGCCGAGGTGGTGGTGCCGACGACCTTCCGCAGCTTGGTCGCGGCCAGTGGGCCTTGGACATAGTGGCGACCGCCAGCGGTGAGCTGCAGGTTCGGTGCGTCCTGATAGCCGACGGGCTCCTCGATCAGCGTCAAGGTGCAGCTGCCGAGCGTCAGGGTGCCATAGGCGGGCCTGCTGGCCTCCTCCGATTGCCGGCCCTTCTCCTGCTCCCGTAGCAGCACCGCCAGGGCCTGGGTGGCATCCACGAGGGTGAAGGATGCCTGGACATAGGCGCCGAGCTGCTCACCGGCAGGGGCTGACACGAACCAGCACGCGACCGATGACCATGACTGGCCGAAGCCATCGGCGGTAAGGCTGACGGTAGTGCCGATGGCGCCGGATAAGGCGGTGTCCTGATCCTGGATTCGCGCATCCCGCCAGCTGTCGTAGACGCTGAGGAGTGCGGTCCACTGGGCCTTCGTGAGGAGGCCAGAGATGGACCAGAAGCGCGACGTAAGGCCTTGACGTGCGTCACCTTCGTAACCGAACGGCTGAGCGGTGAGGTGGGTGCAGGAGAAAGCGCCGATGGTGACGGTCATTGGAGGCTATTGACGGTGTTCACGGTGGCAGCCCCACCGGCTTCGTTGGTGACGTTGACCTGAACCGACCAATCCTTGTTTGCCAGCTCGCCGATGGAGCCTTCAAGGGCACTGATCCGATCGACGAGGGCGGTGTTGCTGTTGCTGATGTTTTCGGCAGCAGTGGTCGACGCCCTGGAGTTTTCCTGCAGTGGTGCCGGGTCAATCTGGATGGAATCCAGGAAGGCGCGGAAGCCGGGCTGCTGCTGCACCCGCGGCAATGCCAAGTCATCGGCCGCCGCGGCCCGGCGCTCCTCTTCGAGCTGCTGGCGGCGCAGCCTGAACACCTCCAGCGTACCGCTGAGCTTTTCTTTGTTGATCTCGCGGACAATGGCCTGTTCCTGCTCGGCCAGCTTGAGCGATTCGGCAGCAGCCTGAATCTCGGCCTGGTTGCCTTTGCCCTGCGCCTGCGCGAGGTTAGCCCTTGCAGCGATGACGCCACGCTGTGCGGCGAGATCGGTGATCTTGCCTTCGAGTTGCAGCAATTTGAGCTGCGCCTCAAACTCAGTCTGCTGCGCCCGGGCCTTCAGCTCAAAGCTCCGGCGTTCGAGTTCATCACGCTTGAGCTGGAACTGCTCCTGGATGGCCGCTCGAGTGCGGTCGTTGGTGACGCCTTCTAGCGCCCGCTTCTCTTGGGCGTTCAGCAGAGCCTCTTCGGTGCGGAGCTTGGCATTGGCCAGGTCGGTTTCGGCCTGTGCGATCTGACCCGTCAGGTCGAGGCGTGCCTGGTTGAGCTTGAGGGCAGCGGACTGGGTGTCGACGTTGAAGGTATCGGGCCGGATTTCGGCAACCGCAGCAGAGGTGCCCTTGGCGGCATCGGTGGCAGCCTGCAGGGCCTCTTCGGTGGTGCGGATCGCGGCGGCCTGCTCATAAAAACGCGCAGTCCCAATCACTAGCCCATTCAGTTCGGCCCGCTGAATCTTGAGCTTTGCATTTAGGCCGTCAATGCTGTTGATTTTTGCTTTTTCGCTTTCTAGAAATGCCTGCGCGGCAGCCTTCTCTGCCTGTCTGGTTTCTTCCGGATCCGGGTACTTGTCGCGGTATTCCTTGGCCAGTCGGGGCAATTCTTTGAGGACTTTCTTGAACTGCTCTGCGCTTAGTTCAAGCTGGCCAAAAACGTTGTTAGTAGCTCCTGCGTCTTTGGCAGCATTGTAGAACAACACCCGCGCTGTCTTGTCGGTAAGGTTGAACTGCTCCTGTAGCTTACGGACGGACTCCACTGCCTTTTCCGATTGCTCTGGCAGCCCAAACTGCAGCCCCCCACGACCTAGCGTCGTTTGCTCTGGGGCGAGGCCAAGGTTTCGGGCTGCACCTTGCCGACTGGAAATCTTGATCAGCCTGTCGAGTTGCTCGGCGGCAGCGCTAAGGGTTGGCACAAACCCTTCACCAATGCTGACCTTTAGGTCATCCAGTGCATTACCTAGCTTCTGAAAGTTCTGAGCTGCGGTTGGCGCTCCATCGGCCGTTTGCGTCAGCTCGTTGAGGCCCTTGGTCAGTGCCGGGAAGAACTCGGCCGATGTCAGCTTGCCGGATTCAACCAGCTTTCCAAGCTCCGGCAGGGTCTTGCCAAGGCCACGGGCAGCAGCAGCAAACGCGATCGGCAGCCGCTCCCCCAGCTGCCCGCGCAGCTCTTCCATCTGGACGGTCCCTTTCGATGCGACCTGCTGCAGGGCCAGCAGCGACCCGGACAGCTCGTCATTGCTGAGGCCAAGCACCTGTGCCGACTTAGCGACTGCCGCGAATAGGTCTTTTTGCTGCTGTAGCGGCACCCCGGCCGCCGTGGCAGCTGCGGTAAAGCTGGAGAATGTTGAAACCAGCGTCTTGAATGACAGACCAAGCTCGTTGGCGAGGTTACGGGTGAACTGCAGCGCTCCTGCGGCGCCTTGAGGCCCGAGGCTGTTGGTGAGCTTCCGGGTAACAGTCTCCAGCTCAATAGCAGCCTGCGCCGACTGCCGCAAGAACTCACCAAAGGCCAGCGTGCCGATTGCGCTTGTCAGCGTGCCGAGTACGGCCGTCGTAATGCCCAACTTCCGGTCAAGGCCACTGAAAGCATTGCCGGCCGTATTGGCCGCAGTCTTGGCCTGATTGCTGAACTGCTGCAGGGCCTGCTGGGCACCGGCCTGGTCGACCTTAATGCCTAGTACGACCTCGCCGAGGGAGTCTGCCATGGCCTAGCTTGCCGGCAACCTATGGCATGACCTCAGCTCTTGCCGCCGTCGCGAATGCTTCCGTCACCTTTGACGTAGCAACGACCGGCACCGTTGTCGATCCCTTCACCGGTAACGTCCTGCCTCGCACCGAGACCGTTACGGTGACGTGTTACCTGCGGCAAGGTTCACCGGCGATCACTGATCTCGCTGGTGTCAACGTCGCCGGTGATACGTTCTCAGGCTATGCCGTAGCGCCGCAGGCACTCGATGCCAGGGTGGTGCCGGGGACACTGGGGACGCTGACGTTTGCTGGGCAGACGCCGGCCCGTTGCGTGGTGCAGGAAGCCCGCGGGCCGTATGGCACTACCGGCCTGATCGGCTCGACGTTGCAACAGGTGCTGGGCGACAAGCTGCAGATCGTGCGCTACCGACAGCAGGCATGAATCTGACGGTCACCACAACATTCAACCCGGGCAACCTAGACCCGTCGCGGTTCATTGCCCGTAGTGCCGAGATCCTGCGAGCCTATGACTCGGTGATCTTCCCAGCGTTTAAGGAGGAGATCAAGGCATCGCAGTTCAGCTGGCCGAGGCCAACCAAACGCCGCAACGGCGACACAGTGACCAGCCCGCGGGACATTGTCGATACTGGGGCGTTCATCCGGTCCCAGATTCGCAAGGCCAACGATCCGATGGGGCTGACGTTGACCTACAGCTGGGGCGGTGGCCGCTATGGCGTCAACTATGCCGGCTACATCCTGACCGGGATTCCAGCGAAGAACTACCCGGGCCGTGACTGGCTGCGGCCGGCACTGCAGAAAAACCCCCTCGATCGGTTCTTCGCTGCAACCTGGCAACGACTGGCGGGGACCTCCAGGCGATCCCCGCGGGCCTAAGGTCAGGCGATCGTAGCGACCGTCAGGACCGGCGCCGTATCGCCCGAGCTGAACACCGACGCATCGTCGATAGTCACCGTATCGCCCACCACGTAGTTGTTGCCACCGGCGACGATCGTGACGGTTTGGATCACACCCGACCCATTGACGGTCGTGGTCGCTGTTGCCCCGCGGCCCGACGCTTGGCCGGCCTTCGGTGTCAGGCACACCAGCGGCACCGCCGAGGCAGCAGCCGCCAGGCCGAGGCCGCCATTGGTCACGGTCAGCGTCGCAATCGAGTTGCCCTGCTGGTACTTGTAGTAGACCCCGTAACCGTTGAGGGTGCCGGATACCTTGGCCACGTTGCCGGCCTGAATGTCTTCCGACAGGCCCGACACCTGCACGACCGCCGTGAGAATCTCCGGATCGTCGCCGCTGCCATCGGTGACGGGAGATTCACGCCAGATCTGTAGGCACGCACCGTTGGCGGACTCCAGGAATGCCCGCTCCATCAGCTTGTAGCCGGCCGACGTGATGTCCATGTTCATGCCAAACGGCATCGACCACGAGTTGCCCGACACCAACTGCTTGGCAAAGCCAGCCTCGCTGGCATAGTCGATCGCGTTGACGGTGTCAGAGTTGGAGGTGACGC